ACCCTACGCAGTACGGGTTCTAAACTCTGTTTTACCGACGGAACTAAACTGGTAGTAAAGAAGGACATTCACTCACTCGCGGAGGCTATCGCACGCCGCGGAGAATAACGAGGGACATGAGCACATTATCCCTTAACGCCTACCGCGAACAGGTAGAAAGCGGAAAAAACCTCCCAAAGATTTACCGCGTTTACAGAGTCATTTCAAACGGCCCCGGCCACAGCCTTACGACTCTCCGGACGTTGCATCTACCATACCCGCACCAAACCTTAACCTCCGCGATTTCGCGGCTGATGGACGCAGGAATGGTATACCAGTCCGACGCGGGAGACTTCTACCCCGTCCCGGCAGGATACGAACCGCGATACAACGAAAACAGAAGGCAGGACCGATTCCGCAAGTGGATTAACCTCGGACGGCGCGAAGGCTTTTTCGACGACTGGATGAAAGAAGAACTAGCACGCGGCTAATGGAACTCCTAATGAACGTTCTGGCTATCTTCCTTATAGGCTTTTTATCGGTAGTCGTAATCGCAATTTTCGAAGAATGAAAGAGAAACAAATCGGGGGAGACCACTACAAGAACCTCCAGATAGAACCGTGGGAGTACGCCGAAGCAAACGCCCTCACCTTCCTCGAGGGGTCGGCTATTAAGTACATAACCCGTCACCGTCTGAAAGGCAAAGACGAAGACCTGCAAAAAGCGATACACTGTATCGAGTTACTTCGCAAATCCTACTACCCGTGAGTTACACGAAAGAAGAGCGCCAGCAGATCGCGGCGCAAATACTCAAGTACGCACGGGAGGGGAAGATTCATTCGTACGTACCGAGACCGACGTACCACCTAGATACCCAGTATACCGAAAGTATCCGACCAGCCGATTCCGTAGACCGTGCATGGCTCGAAGTAGTAGCGAGGGACGTAATGGGCGAAATTTGGCACGATGAAGAATACTGGACCACAACGGGCAAAGCTTGATACCCTCAAGCCAAACCCGAAGAACCCCCGCGTAATCAAGGACGACAAATTCCAGAAACTCGTTCAGTCGATTAGAGCGTTCCCGCAGATGTT